GAATTAGTAGATGAGGATATTAACAAAGATGGTACATCAATTTATATAACTTCTGGTAAAGTAAAAATACCATTTAAAGAAACCGTAGCCAAAACTAAAACTGCATTCAAAGAATATCCCGCATCTGATAAATTAAAAGGTGACCAATTATTTATAAATTCGGATAGAATAATTCTTTCTTCGAAAGCAAGTGAATTTATTATATTTGGTAAAGGAAACACTGGTATATTAACTGATGGTAATTTTACAATTGATGCAGAAAAAGAAGTATATGTTCACAACAATAAAAATATAACAATACACTCAAAAGGTTCTAATCAAATATTCCTTAATTCCGATAGTGGTAAAGTATTTATAGGAAAGAACATTGGAGTAGGACAAGAAGGTGCAGATGTACAACAAATGGTGTTGGGAGGAGAACTTGTTAAGATATTAAAAGATTTAATAAGTGCTATTTTAGAACAACAATATTTAACTCCATCTGGACCATCCAAGGTTAGTCCTGAAAACGCAGCTGCATTTCAATCAATAAACTCACAATTAAAAACTATATTATCTGCTAATAATTATTTAAGTAAAACCTAATGGCTATAAATTTAAATAAAGCGAAACAAATTTTTAAAGGAGGAATCTCTAATAGTTGGACGGATTTTTATTTAAATATGGCATTAGAAATGTCAGAAAATTACCTTAAAGCTAAAGGAGTTGCAATAGGTGCTTCCGTTTTAGGAGGAACTTCCATCGTTGGTGACCTTGGTGTTATTAGTGATAATGTATCAGAAACAGAATTAAATAATACAATTAATAATTATTGGTTTGCTCAATCTTTAACTGAAGAATACGATAAAGTTATAAAAGGTGGTAAAACTCTGATAGGTGGTGTTCCATTTGAAGGAAATGTTGAAGCAATGGAAAGAACTTTATTTTTAATTTTAAATAACACTACAGTAAGTAAAACGGGAGATTTATTAAGGGATATCGGACCAGCAATTCAGGCATATTGGCTGGGGGCTCAATCAGCTAAAATACCCGTCCCAAATATACCATGTGCTGGTGCAGTTGCAAATTTAACAACAAATGTTGGATTTAATTTATCTCCTGGAATATGGACACCAATTATTGTGAATGCCAACGGAAGTATTTCTCCTTTTTTATTAAATTTTATAATATCCGCATCAGTACATTTACTAACTGTAGGTGGACTATTTATCTGTAATTGTACATACCCACCACCAGCACCACCTGCACCTGGAGTATTACCTTGGGCAGGTTATTTTGTTAAACCATTTAGCGGTAACCCATTAAGTTCTTTAGATTTTAAAGATATGAGAAACCTTGCACTATTAGTTACAGCAGATACGTTATCTGGTGTTACAAATACCATAACTCAAAATGAAACTGAAACCGACGTAGTTTCTCAACTTGCAACAACTATAGCTAAAGGATTTATAGAAGGTGAAGAAACCCAAGAACCGCAAATTGCAGCTGCTATAAAATCTATAATATATGGAGATGAGGCAGGGATGGCAGAATCATCTACATTACTATCAACGGATAATTTTATTTCAATTGCAAGGTAAATCGGTGTAAATTTTAACTTATTATATTTATTAACAAATAGAACAATAATTTTTATGAAATCAGACATTTTATTATCACTAATTAAAGAAGTGGTTAAGAATGAAGTAAAAGCACAAGTGAAAGAAGAAGTTGCTAAACTTATCAAATCTGGTGCGGTTACTTTAAATTTACCAAAAAAACCAACTGCTCCTACTCTAAAGGAAGCAATTAAATCGGTAGACCCATTTGAGGCTGCAACTTCCGCGTTACAACAAAGTAGAAAAGTAGTACAACCTCAACCAAAACCTCAAATCAAAAAGGAATTTTCCAAAGACCCGATGATTAATGAGATTCTTAATATGACTCAACCATTTTCAGCAGAGCAACGTAAAGAAGGTGCTCAATCGGTAAGTAGTGTATTGGATATGATTAAACCAGAATTAAGGGTTGATGATAGTGATTGGGAAACTATGGATTTTAGAGAATCAAATATTCCTCAAAACATTCCACAACAATTGGAATCAACTGGTGATGGGTTACAGGATGCTACATTGAAAGCATTAACAAGAAATTATTCGGAATTAGTTAAAAGATTTTAATAATGGCAATAGAGTTAGGTAACGTAAAAGTAGCAGATTTAGCGGAAAATGATTATAAGATATTAGGAATTGGGATATGCAAATCTTCAAATTCTAATGGTGTATTTTCTACAAACTACACTACTCTAACTCAAGCAAAAGATAATTTAAAAAACCTAATACTAACAAAAAAGGGAGAAAGATTAATGAATCCTGATTTTGGGTGTGATGTTTGGTTGGTGTTATTTGAACAGATGGATGGTGCTACAATTGAATCAAGAATTGAAACATCTATTGTAGATGCAGTTGATACTTGGCTACCATATTTAAGTTTAACTTCAATAGTATTTGATTACGATGATAATGATATTGATACAAACAGAATATCGTTAGACATTCAATTTGCGTTAGCATCAAATCCAAATTTAACAGAATCAGTACAAATAAATATAAATAATTAGTAATGGCAATTAATCCATCAAATAAAAGTTGGGGTAGTGATACAAAAAACATCAATTACATTGGTAAAGATTTTGCTACGTTTAAGCAAAATTTGATAGATTTTACTAAAACCTATTTCCCAAATACATATTCAGATTTTAATGAAGCATCACCTGGTATGGTGTTTATTGAACAAGCTGCAGCAATTGGAGATGTTCTTTCATTTTACCAAGATACTCAATTAAAAGAATCAATGTTATCACACGCTACGGAACGTAAAAATGTGGTATCATTGGCACAATCTATGGGGTATAAGCCCAAAGTAACTTCACCTGCTATAACTACATTAACCGTTTATCAATTAATACCATCCGTTTATAGAGCTGCTTCAAATTCAGGAGTAAATTATGAAGCTGATTCTAGATTCTATTTTAAAATAAAAGCTGGATTTGAGGTACAATCATCCACAAATAGTAATGTATCGTTTATAACAACTGATGCAATTGATTTTGCAAATCCAACTGATAGAACAATTGAAGTATATGAAAGGGATTCCACAACAGGTACTCCTACTCAATATTTAGTATCTAAAAAAATCAAAGCAATATCAGCTAGAGAAAATACTACTGGTATTACATTAGGTAGTGATACGGATTATCCAACTATCCAATTATCCGAAACTAACATTATACAAATAGTATCAATAGCAGATTCAAATAATAACAAATATTACGAAGTTCCATATTTGGCTCAAGAAAGTATATTTGTAGAACAACCCAATGTGAATGAATTATCATACTATTCTGGTTCAGTTCCATATATTTTAGAAGTACAAAAAGTACCTCGTAGATTTTCTGTAAAAATTAATTCGGATAATACAACCGAAATACAATTTGGAAGTGGTGATGTTAATTTAAGAGATGAGCAAATATTACCCAATACAAAAAATATAGGATTAGGTTTGGCAAATTCTGTTAATAGATTAAATCACGGAATTGACCCATCTAATTTTTTAAAAACTAATACATTTGGTATAGCACCTGCTGGACAAACATTAACTATAAAGTATTTAACAGGTGGTGGAATTGCATCAAATGTGAATGTTGGTGATTTAACAAAAATTCAAAAAGTTGAATTTGATGATGATTTGTTAGCTATACCATCTGGAATTGTTGGAATGTATAACTCATTTAAATCATCAATTGCAGTAGAAAATTTGGAACCTGCAATAGGGGGTAGAGGAGCAGAAAGTATTGAAGAAATTAGACAAAATGCTTTAGCAACATTTGGTTCACAAAACAGAGCAGTAACTAAACAGGATTATATAGTAAGAGCATTATCATTGCCAGAAAGATATGGAAGTGTTGCGAAAGTGTATGTATCACAAGATGGTGAGATAGATAATAATTCACCCGCATCTATTTTATCTAGTCCAGCATCTATCGCAGAATTTACTAATTTAGTAGACGGATTTAAGGGTATGAGTAAATCTGATATCCAAGGTGAATTAATTAAATATCTTTCAACTAAAAAATCATCATTGAATGAAGTAAATAACCCATTTGCAATTAATATGTATGTTTTAGGGTATGATGTTAATAAACATTTAACTCCAATAAATCAGGCAGTTAAACAGAACCTAAAAACATATTTAGGAGAGTATCGAATGATTACAGATGCGGTGAATATGATTGATGGATTTGTTGTAAATATAGGTGTTGACTTTGATGTAATATGTTATTCAAACTACAATAAAAGAGAAGTTGTTACCAATTGTTTAGTTAAAGTACAAGATTACTTTAATATAGATAATTGGACATTTAATAAACCAATAAACATTTCTGAATTAGAATTAATACTTGCAAACGTAGAAGGAGTAATGAGTGTACCATCCGTAAAGATATCAAATTTATGTGGTGGAGATGGAAATTATTCACCAAATAAATATAACATCGATGAAGCAACTCGAGGTAAGATAGTATATCCATCTTTAGACCCTTGCATTTTCGAAGTAAAATACCCTAACAAAGATATAAAAGGAAGAGCTTTATAATATGCATAAATTATTCACATCATCGTTCGATGCCAGTATCTACTTACAACAACCAGACCAAAATGCAGGTAGAGATGAGATATTAGAGGTTGGTAAATTATATTATGGTTCCACTAAAGACATAGCTAGAACCTTAATAAAATTTGATGTAGCTAATATGGGAATCCCAAGTGGCTCTATTGTTTATTTAAATCTAAAATCTTCTCAAGCAGAAGAAATTCCATTGGAATATACAATCCATGCTAATGCAGTATCACAGAGTTGGTCAATGGGTACTGGTACTAAATTTGATAATATTACATCGGATGGTGTAAGTTGGAAATACCGAAATGGTGTTGATACTTGGCAAGATAATGTTACTGCAGGAACTGCGGTATTTACGCCAGGAACAACTGGTTCTGCAAACGCGGAAGGTGGAACGTGGTATACTGCATCTCAAGCATCTCAATCTTATAACTATGAAGATGCTGATATCAGAATTAATGTGACAGGTATCGTTAATAGATGGTTAAGTGGCTCCATACCAAATAATGGGTTTATTATACACCATGGGTTAGAAAACGAAGAAAATACATTAGATTATGGTGTATTGAAATTCTTTTCTAAAGAAACTACTACTATATATGAGCCAAAATTAGAAATAGTTTGGAATGATGTATCATTTGTAACAGGCAGTTTATTACCAGTTACTGGTTCTGCTCAAGATGAATATAAAGTAATTATTACCAATTTAAAAACAGAATATAGTAAAGATAGTAAGATAAAAATTAGAATTAAAGGTAGAGATATGTTTCCTTTAAAGTCATTTTCAACAACATTTGAATATGACCAATCAAAGTATTTACCTACAACATCATATTATCAATTGGAAGATTATATAACAGATGATGTTATATATCCATTTGGAGAATACACTAAAATTTCATGTGATAATACATCCAATTATTTTATTTTAGATTTAAATACACTACCATTGTATAGGACATATAGATTAAAATTAAAAATAATTGATGGTGAAATATCTACCATAATTGATGATAAATTAACATTTCAAATAGTATAATAATGGCATTAACATCATTAGAAGCAATTGCATTAAAATTACAAGAAAAAAGAACTACTGATTTAGAAAATATTCTAAAAGTATCAGGTTCTGCCGCTGTTTCTAAAAATGAATATGGTGTAACCGTAGTTAATGAAAATAATTTAGCATCATCTTTAGTATTTAAACCTTTAGTTATATCCAAAATAGATAATGTTGAACTTTTAAAAGCAATTGATACCGAAGTTAAAGAATTAAAACCAAACATTCCTGAAGTAAATCTTAATTTAGTACCTAAACCATTATACGATGATGAAGTTATTACTAATACAGATTTAAGAAAACAAGTCGAAAAATTAACAACAGATATTGAAGTTTTAAATTCTGAAATCAATACTTTAACATCTAGAGTATTATCTGAAACTAATAAACGATTATCAATAGAGCAAACTAATGATGTATTAGTTAATCAATTGGATGCATTATCAAAAGTAATCGAACAATTTGCAACACAGATACAATCTGCAGTGCAAAAATCAGTAGATGAATCTATTTTAAGAGCATCTTTACAATCTCAAAACGCAGGATTTAAAGCACAAATAGAAGCATTAATAAAACAAATAGATTCACTAAACTCAATTATAGAAGGTTTACAATCTCAATTAGGGGCAGTTCAACAACAACAAGCTATACAACAATCGGCATCCAATACTGCATTAGCAAGTGGTGGGGATATTTTAGTTAAAACTACAATTATTAAATGGGATGGTCCTAAAGAAGATAATCAAGTATTAAAAGGATTATCTGCTAAATTGAATGCGAAAGATTATGCCGCAAACAAATGGATTTCAAACGGACAATTGGCTATAACAAATAACGATACTCAACCTGTAAACATAACATTTCAACTTAAATTGGCCAATAATTGGAGTTGGGTAACCGTACCAAAGAATAACTTTGATATTCCTGCTAATGGTAATGAAACTATTGATTTTAAAATAAAAACTAGCGCGATACCAAAAAGTGCTGATTCGAGAGACATTGCACCTTTTGCTGGATATTCGGCAGGTAAATTATATACAGGTACTATTAGAGTGATTGCTACTAAACCAGATGGTACAACTGAATTTAAAGAGTATCCATGCAACATAAACAAATCTCACCCAAATTCGTATTAATATATAAAATATGAGTATTAGAAAATATACAAATTTTGATAGCATAAATTCAAATTCAACCAATGAAGGGCAGTTTCTCCTTGCAGAAGATTTGTTTATTGTTACAAAAAACGAAAAACAAGAAACCGAATTTGGTGAGTGTAAGTATGATGTGATGGAAGTATCTGTATACGATATTAATAATATACTTTTACCCCAAAAATCAGGAAAAAATGTTGCATACATAAAAAAAAATAGCATAGGTTCATATATGTATTCACTTACTAATACATTGGGGAAAAAAGAACTTGCTATTAATATTGAAAAATTATTAAATGATTTAGGGTTTACAAACGGTATTCTTAAAGTTAATATTAATTTCGTTCGTAGTAGAGTTGGTAGTGAAAATGAATTAGAAAGAGTTTGGATACACGAAATATCTCCATCGAGAGAAGAACTTCGTATTATACCATTAAAAACTAATAATCCTCAACTAAATATAAATAATACTAAACAATTCTTAAACTTAAATAATTTAAATAGAGATTTTAAGTTTTATAAAAAAAATATATTAGATGGATTAGATTCATTTGAAACAACATCGTTACAATCCATAGATGATACATTGGTAGCAAAATTTGGAAACGATTTTCAAGCAATTCTTAAAAAAGATTTTGGATTGAGTAATTTTAACGAATTTAAAAAGAAGATATTTATAGATTTTAGAAATAGTGTTACCTATTGGTTAACAAATAAAAATTATGATATTACTCAATCTACATTCGGGTCTCCATCCGAAAAACGATTTGATGATTGTGACCAATATGATTTTAATTACCTATTAAATGAAATAAAAAATATATTAAATGCTTCTATAACATTTAATATAAAAACATTGTCCAGAAGAGTTATAAAATATGAAACATTACCAGTTGAATTTGCAGTAGAAGAAGTTAAAAAACAAGTTCAAAATTTATTAGAATTGTATGATACCAAAGTGGAAATTATACGAAATGTGTATTCACCAGAATTAGCTGCAGTATCATTCCAAGGTGTTACTGATAAAGACCCACCTACTGGAACCGAAAATGTATCTAACTTACCGCCAAAAGTTCCACTACCTACAACTACCACAACTACAACTGCGGCACCTGCAACAACCACAACTACAACTATACCACCTACTAATAATGTAGGTTTAGTTGGTGGTATGACCCCTGAAGAAATAGCTCAACAAGAATTTCTTGATGCTTTAACCGCAGATGGAACAAACCGAGGGTACGCAACGGGAGTACAAGTAAGAGATAAAAATACAAACCGAGGTGTAGAATAAAATAATATTAAAGTATTTATATAAAATAAAAATAAATAATGGCAGAACAAGACAGCCTTTACACTTATCCATATTCTAATAATAACGGAAGCACTGGGAATACAGGCCCAACCGGCCCCTATAACGCTCCCACATATAGGCCAACTAATCCGCCATCTTCATTAAAAATTTATTTAATAAGTGAAGATACTGATTTAGAATTTTTTGAAGAAGAAGTATCGGTTGGATATGGTAAATCTGTTGATATTATTTATAACTCATCTTTACAATTTAATGGTCCTAAAACTTATACTGCAAATTTAGATAATGGAAAAGTATTATCTAAATTCGTAGTTAACACTAAACAATTACAATTTGCAACTGAAATTGTTGAAGGAATTGGTGTTACGGAATATACATTAATAGATGATGTATGGGAAGAACAACAAACTCAAAATTTTAATTTCGGAACTATAACTTTAAGATTTAAAACAGAAGTATTACAACGAAATCCAATCCCAGTGGCTCAAGAATCTGCGGAAGTAGTAACTGATACTAATCCGGAAGTTGTATGGGAAGTTTTATTTAATTCAAATATAAAAGAATTAAGTTCCTTAACTTTAGGATATCAAATTGTATTCGAAGATGATATAGTTGCATCTGGTGTAAATAAATTGTATGAAAATACATTTGGAAAAATACCTAAAAAGATATTGGATGGTGGTGTTGTTAATTTTGAAATTAAAGGCAATTTACCCGATGGTATTTTTATAAAAAATATATATTCCGGAACATCTCAACAGTTTGGTTCGGATGCTGTTAATTATAGTAGATTAACAAAACAAAATTACGCTTTTCAATTACCGGCATCGTTATTAAATTCTGGAATAGGTGTTATAATTGAAGCTGAAAAAGAAATTAAATCCCAATCACCAATTGTAATATTGAATCAAACACAATACAATGTAAGTGTAAAGGATTCCGATACAGAAAAGTCAATAGTAATTCCGTTTAATACCAAATTTGCTGATTCAGTTTTAGTATATATTTCAGCAGATATAGTTTTAGAAGTTCCAGCTAATGATAAAGAAGTAACTTTATTTTTTCAAAAAGATTTTAAAGAAATTTACGGTTCTAAAAAAATATTCTTTGTTCCACGTAGTACAACATTTGGAACAGGAACTAGGGTTGAAACGATTGTAACATTTAGTGCTATAAATGATTTTCCATCTATTACGGAAGTCATATATGCGGAATCAATCGATATACCATCATTTTCCGATTACAATATTGAGTACGATGTTTCATACTCATCATTTGCAGTTTCATCGGTAGATATTTTTTTAAAACAAAAAGATGGTAGTAGTATTGGATTATTTAGCAATCAACCACCAAATGGTTCGATAAAAATAAATCTTAAAAAATTAAGAGAAAATTATCCAAATTGGGTTGGTAGTGATAGTGTATCATTAGTATTAAAACCATACAACAGAAGTGGAGCAGAAGAATTAATTGGAAATGATTATCAGGTATTAACAAAATTATCTATACCGTCCATTTCATTAAATGAAGATATAATTACTAACGCTTTATTTAATGCTTTTTCTGAAAAATTAAAAATCGATGAACCTTCAAAAGAAAGTAAGTATCTAACACACCTTGCTAATTTTGGAAACGATGAGCAAATTATAATTTCATCTTGGGAAACTGATGATTTTACATTATCTAAAAAGTCTACAGATAATTTAGGTAATACATTTGTTGCTCCAAATGATGTTGTTAATTCAATTATTTTAAAACTATATTCACCGTTACCTGCTAATATACAGAATAATTCAACATTCTGGATTACAAAATTAATGAGTAATCCTTTAATTGAAACGGTTGTATTAACAGAAAATAATGATGTAAGTTGTCCACCAATAAAAGGACCAAATTTTACAATTGATGTAGACTTTGTAAAAGGACAATCTACTAATTACGAATCATTAGATAATATAATATTAAGTGGTTCCACATCTTCTAACGAATTAGTATCATTATATTTAAGTTCATCATTGATAACTACAGATGAATTAAATATCGAATATTCATCTGGTTCTACTTATTTGTGGGAAAATTTTGTTCATTTTAGTTCTGCGGCTGAACGTATTGCTAACTTTGTTTATAAAGTTCAACTTATTGAAGTATATGAAACTTCGTATTCATCATCATATTATACTGGTTCATCAAATAGTACCGAAGCATCTCATAGTATTTCTATATCAGCCATACAAGAAAGAGAAAGACAGTTATTAAAGAAAAATCAATTAGTAAACGGATTTGATGGATTTGAAAAATTCTTATATACATCATCTTCTTTAAGTTGGCCATACAACGGTACGAATAGAAGATTAAGTACATCTAATGAAGTTTCTAATTGGTATTCTAATATAGAAGAACTTGCAAATATATATGATGCTAATAATTCAAATTA